ATAGCCTTATCAACAGCATCGTCAAGCCCTTTAGAGGCTTGTTCCATTTGAACTTTAATTTCAAATTCCGATGTTGGCACTTACTACTGTCTCCAGAAACGATACCGCCATTCTAAGGCGCTTATGTATTCAAAATTAAATTGATACATAAATTCCTGAAATCCCATAGTTGATAAATAATCTAGGATGGAATGGATAACGCTGATTGAACAGTTTGTTTCGGTGGCGCTGCCTTCTCCGGTGGTTTCTCGCCAGTATTGACGGTCTGAGTCGATGTCTGCAAAGAACGCATGTATTCCGTAGAACCCAACAACGTAGTTTCCGCTTTCCAAATTCCAGTCAATCCCTGATATGCCAGTTGTAATTCGCTCCTTAGATGTAGAGCTGAGGCAACAATAAAATATACAATGGCGTTCTCGACCTCCATCAATATTTGCTCATCAACAAGTTTTCTATTTTTAACTTCAAAATATGGTAAAGTTACCCATCCTCCACCATTTGTACTTGGCATTATCACATTTGTAAGTCGTTCAATTTCATTCATCAAGTTTTGACTAACATCTGTTTGATCATCTATCTCCTTTGCAGCATCACGTAAGGCAAGACGTGCTATCCGTGGCGCCATACTAGGCCCAATTCCATTCGCATATAGATTTGCCAATGTTTTAGTCATTAGCAAATAATTTGCTTCAAATACCTCCTTACCAATTGGCATAGAATGAAAATATATTTTATGATGTTCATCTATGTCCATTGGAAGAACTAGATTAAGCTTCCTATTGATAGATATTGACATCTGCTACCTCTGTTTACTCAGTTTACTGATCGAACATAGAACTGTTGACTTCGTAGTAACCTTTGATTGTAACCACGAAAAGTGGTGATTCGCCGGCGAACGACATTTCACGAACAGTTTCAAGGACGGCATTTCTGATAGTATATGCCTGTAATCCATAAGCTGTTCCAGCTTGTCCGACGCCTGATGGCGCCGCTATACCTACATCTGGAAGAACAGTTATGTCTCCCAGAAGTGTACTCAATTCAAATTGAGTCTTATAATTTTGTGCAAATGGTTGAGATTTAAGTAAATTGATTGTCAATGTAGCGATTTGATATGGTACAGGCGAAGGAACAGCACCTGTCATAGACGGGAAATAATCAGTCGCATTTCCCTCAAGAGCTAGTGATATGCCCTCCTTACCCAGAAATTGTGGGTTGACATTTAAGGCTCCATTCGATACATAAGGGATCTGAATCGAAGCCTTAACGCGATTGAGTGTACCCTGTTGTTGATTTGGATTAGGCATCGCTATCTCCTATGATAAGATTTTAGAATTGTTATTGTGTCACAATGTTAGTTGCGACAACAACCACAAGAACATGCACGAAGCCACGTGACGGGATGAACATAGTCGAAAGTCCATCATATTCACCACGTCCATAATCACCAGGATTTAGCTGTGCATACGTCAAGAATGGCACAGCATTCACATTGCACTTCGCCGCATATGTCCCAACTTGAATCTGTTGAGCAAGATATGCGGGGTCATAACCAGTTTGAACAACTGGCCCATTAACCATACCGAACTGTACTCCGCTAGTCATCACTCCAGCAAGAACAGCTTCCATAAAGTTAATGCCAAATTGATCGTAGTATAGCGGCGCCAACGGATTATTGGCACCATTGATGATAGCATTTGAAAGGGTCTGATTTATATTGAGCTGGACCCAATCAATAGTCCACCACCAATTGAAGTAGTCTTGTCCATCAGCCGTAACACCCTCATAGATGTTGGTGAAATTGATTCCACCTTCTGCACCAGTTTGGATGTAATTCACAGCATTTTGCTTCATGCTGAGAAGCAATGGGCCATTGTTCTGCAACGGGTATGGAGTAACACCGTAGATGAACTTAAAGCACATTGGCGCCACACGAGTAATTGCAGTGGCGCGGAATTGTATCCCCTGATAGAACATTCCAGCCAAAGTAAATTCAGCATAAGACCCTACAGCAGATGCTTGTCTGGCAGCTGCAACACCAGGAGCTTCCAACAACTGAACAACGGACTTGACAGTATCAGGAATCAAGCCAATGCAGGAAGGATCTCCAAGTGTAAGCCAGAAGTAAGTCATCGCTTCTGGATTAACAAACTGCTGGAAAACAGGGAGAGCTTGTGGAATATTAGCTGCAAATCCCCATTCAGCCGGTAACAAATACCCATAGAAAGAAAATGTGTTATTGGTTAACCATTGCTCCAGTTTCGCAATTTGGTCACCAATATCTACTGCAACACCAAGTTCAAGAACAGAAACAGGCATAGCTGTTCCTTGTCTGAAATATGATGCCACCATAGCATTCAATTCGACAGAAGAATATGGTGCAAATGTGCCATATGTTGTTGGCAATCCAGGATCAACTGCCATAGGTACAGAAAAGATATTTTGGGTAATATCAACAACAGTGCAAGTATAAAGACCATTAAGTGTTGCTGGAACAAACCCAGAAAACGACATGTCAAAAGTGTCGCCATCAACCAGACCTGCTGGCAACGAATTAGCGGCAGTCATTCTGAGAACACCACTATTCCAAGTAGCAGAAGTCAAACTATTTGCTGGCTCCATCATTCCAGTTAAATCGCCAAACTGCGTCAAAACACCTACCGAGTTAACAGGCAGATTTGAACCACCAAATGACACAGCAGCGCCAGTTTGTTGATAACCTGACGGAGTAGGTGCAAGAATAGTGTTAACTTGAACAGTTACGATGGCATTCGGATCTAGCGCGGCCATTGGAGTCTCCTATGCAAGATAGTGGTTACGGTTTTGGAATAGGCGGTCTCACTACAACTGATGAACCACCACCTTCATCGTGAACAATACAACCTAAAATATATTGTCTAGCGACATCACGCACTGATTGTTGAACATAATTTACTTCAACTACAATTTGTTTCTTTTGAGCCAAAACTTGTAACTCAGCTTGTTCTCGTTTTTCATCAGATATAATTGGCATATTCCTAATGCCAATTAAACTCCAATCAGAACTATATTGAATAATAAAATTAAGAAATGTGATTATATCATCATTATTTACGCCATACGTTGTAATTGTAACTTTCTCACAAGCTAATTGACTACTTTGTAATCTTGGACCTAAAAATGCGATAGCTTCCAATGCTCTTGTATCTTCAATATGGACTGCTCCATAAGGTGGTGGTTCATTCTGCGGAATTAGAAATGAAGGATACAAAGGAAATGGACAAATAAACCCAGGATATGGCGGTTTATAACTAGGCATTGCCAACCAAATAGGCAATGAATTAGTAATTATTTGCTCAGTCGGTAGTTGCGCCACATCATCGATGATTTGTATATCAGTAATAGATGTTACAGCAACGCCCATATAATGCCATAAACCTGCTTGTTCGTAATATTTACCATGTGAACTAAAAGCAAATCGAATTCCCATATAAGTAGCAATATACATATATTGTGGAGTAATTTCTTGAAATGCATCTATACCAGCTAATGCGGTGAATACAATAGTATTATATGGTATAGTAGCATCTTCTTCTTGCTCCACTTCTGTTGAATAATGTAAAGAACCAGTGACAATTACTGTATCTCTCAATGTTGGAACAGGTTTAATCAGATTAGCTCTAACCCAAAAAACATAGCCATCTAAAGGTAATACCAATCTTTTATACAGAAGAAAGGTAATTTGAGTATCAGCAGAAAGTGTTCTAACACCACCAGATAATACTCCGCCAAGTGCTCCTTGTGCGCTACTAGCTGCTTCATTAACAGTTGTCATTTAACCCAGGCTCTGAATGACGCCTTATAAATTCCAGTTCTAGAAAATGAAGGTCTTTGTCTTGTACTAATACCACGTTTACGTCTTTTACCTTTTGAAGCATCTGTAGGAACACCTGGAACCATACCATTCATTTCTTCATCATCTATAAATGTCTTAAACAAATTTTGTATTTGATCTGTATGAGGTTTCATCAAATTTTTCATTTTAGCTCTAGTTGCGCCTCCTCTATTCTGAATCATACGTTCTGCAATTTCACGAAATCCATTATGGATTAAAGCATGAATTTCTTCTTCATATACTTCAGAGAATGTTTCAACAATACCATATTTTCTTTCCAAAATCTTACTTAATTTATCTGCTGTCATCGTCCTAGAAAAACCACGCCTACGCTTACGTTTTTCTTCCAATTTTGATGCACGAACTGGCGCTTCCATAGCTTCAGCAGTATAAGGCGTATTGATAAATCCCATATGTAACGTAATATCTTTCACGGAGGCAACATTGATAGAGTTATTTCTACCCACGCACCATTCTGGCGAGCATAAAACCCACCATCAGAAGGAGCATCAGGAATAGTACCTCCAGCAGGTCCAGCAGGGCCTTGCGGACCTTGAGATCCTTGCGCTCCGGCTGTGCCAGGTGCCCCAGGAGGGCCTTGAGGACCAGTCGGTCCAGGCGGTCCTTCAGGTCCTTCAGGTCCAACAGTACCACCGCCGCCGCCAATCACACTTTCTACGTGACCTTTAGTCACAAAGGCTGAAGCGCCACCCTTACCTGCTCCCATTGCATGTTGTGGCATTACATCCTCACTTAAAAGCCAGGCTTCGGACGTGGACGTACTGGAAATGATCCTCCACCACTTTTTATAACAGGAGGACGTTGTGGTTGTTGTTCAGGTATTGGAGGACTAGGTTGTTGCTCTGGTTTTGGAGAATCAGGATCTTGCAATGGTGGAGGTCTAGGAGGATCAGGAAATGTCCAATATTGCCATCTTGGCATACGGACATATTGCGTTGTTTGTGGCATATTAACTCCTTACGGAATTATAACCCATTGTCCATTTAGACGGCCATATGTATTACCGTCACTTGGCGCATCTTCAATGCCTGCTGCTCCACCACCAGGTGGTAGTGCTGGTACCCATTGTGTAGAATTACCATCATCATATAATATATAAAGAACAGCATCATCATTTCTCCACCAAAGTGCTCCTGGTACAGCACCAATTGGTGGATTTGAATCAACAGGAACAATAACTCCGCCACTAATAACAGGAACAATTCCTACCCAAACAGCACCATCCCACTCGTAAGTAGCTCCATTTGGCGCTACAAATTGATCGCCAATATTCGGATTTGGCGGAAAATCAATTATAGCATATGGTATAGGATTTGGATTTTTTGTGACTGCATATTGTCTATTTTGGCCGCGCCAGTCTATTCTCTTAACCATAGCGCGCTCCTAAGTTACAGCAACTTGATTTGATGTAAGGACACCAACGCTATTTCCAGCAGAATTTAAAGAAAGTACAACAGCATCAATTATTGTACCAATATCCTCAGCAACAGTCAAATATAAATTCATGGAAGCACCCATAATAGCACTACCGTTTCGTCTCCAGCTAAAATGAAAAGACATAGGATTATTTGTCCAAGTTCCAGTATTAATGTATAATCCTGTACCAGAACTAACAGGCCCTAAAGGACCAATTGATGGTGGAATCACGTTTACTGGAATAGCAGGTGGAGGGATACCTGTAGCATCCCAAACTGGCATTCCATTTGGAGAATTATACACAGGAATAGCGCCAGCACCTAATCCTTGATTATTAGGCCATCTACCTTCAGCATCTGGTGCGCTTCCTCCAGCAACCACCCTAACAGGAATTGCTCCTGAATTTGCTGCTGTTGGCGCAACAGTAAAGAAAACTGGAATACCACCTGTATTTTGTTTATTTGGCCAAGGTGGACCTACAGGTGGTGTAGGTACCATATATACAGGAATGGCACCTGCTAAGTCCCTTCTGTCATTAGGATAACCCATTAATATGTTAGTCCCCACATAGAACCAACACTCTGTGCCAAACCTAAATAAACACGTCCCCAAGGAGTTTTGAGCTGTTGTAAATCAGCAATCGTTAAATTCTCCATAGCAGACAAAAGCTGTACGCTGGCCTCTGTGCCTTGATCTTGAGCTTGATTTACTAAACCAGGCAAGAAGCTATTAACTCCCATAGAAGCCCTTAAATCTGCCCAATAAGTATTATTAGGAGGTTGTAAATTGGGATTATCTTGTGCCATTTGAACTAAATAATCGCCACCAAGATTATAAACACATTGAGTATAAACTATGCCACTTGCCCATTCTATATATCTATTCACTATTTCTATAGATAAATCATATGATAATTCGATATATGGGCTATTATCTGGCAATACAATTTTTGGAACCGCCATAATTTCACGGATCCAAAATAAATATCCTGGCAGAGTTGGTTGCTTTTCTCCTATCATCAAAATCCAGCTTTTTTGATTACGGGTTTAGGACGAATAAAATCAGTTATAATTCCGAATGGGCTCTTAGCAGTTGGATCTTGCGGCGCACCACGCTCTTTGGACCGTGTAATCGTAATCTTTTCAGCTATTGTCGGATCACGATCTTTTGCAGGTTTTTCCGTAATTTCCATTTCAAAACTTGTAAGTTTTTCTTGAGCATTTTCTTCTATCATAGCATTAACAGCCACTGCTGCTTCTGCTCGAAGCTTTTCACCCTTAATCTTTTGAACTTCTCTATTGTGAACAATAAGTTCAGCAATAATCTCAGCAGATACAGGAGTATCAACAGAGTAGACATAAGGAATATAAAATCCACGAAATTGATCTAATTCGTTAGATCGAATCATTCCATATTTTGTATGAAATTGAGCAATAATATCAATTTGCTTTTCGTTTAATTCTCCAGAAATTCTGATCTGTCCACCAATAGGAATCATTTGTTGCCGATAGGTTTTATATTCAGGCAACCGATACTGAAAATCTATGCTCTGATGTGTACCGTTAGCGATGAACATTTTACTCATTTCAAATTCCTACTGCTACTAGGAGGGGCGACCACAAGGGTAGCAGTCTCATGATCGCCCCATTATCCGACTTTCGAGAAAAAAGATCTCTACTAGCCGAATTGATTACTGATAGAGCATCGTCATAATTGTAATTGTTTCGGGACGAACTGCCCAACCAGAAGTGATGCGCCACTCGGAAAGAACGTCAATAGCGCCGCCAGCGAGAGGAGTTGGAATCTCACGAGGCGCTGCCATATCAGAGTACATCAAGGTGCAAGCTTCGATGCCAGGTGCGATTTTGGCAATTTCGTTGGTATTGATCTTGCTACCCACAGGCTTCTTCACCTCCGGCATAACAAGAATAACGGCATCATTGTCGCCGCCGCCAACACCTTGTCCGATCAAAGTATCGTCATAAACCCAAGTGAAAGTATCGTCGTTCATATCCAGGATGCCTTGCACCATCCCTTTGGTTGTCACAGAACCTGCGCCTTCGCGTTGGAACTGAACAATTTGGACGATATTTTGGTATTCCATAGCCGCCAAAGTTCTTTGCGGCCCAAGAATAACAAAATGGCGACCAATTCCGAGCTGATTGCATCTTGTCTTGAGAGCAGAGATTTGCGTGAGAAGCCATACGCCAAGCTCGCCATTATCATAGGTAACGATAGTATCATTACCGTTGCTATCAGGCGGCAGAGGAACTGAAACTGCTCCTTGCGCATTGAGTAGTCCTTCTCCATTAATAGGATTAAGACCATACAAGAGCGCGTTGCGCGCGAGTTGGAAGTGGCCTTGTCTCATGCCGAGGCGCTGCGCCTCAACCATATTGACACCCCACTTGCCCATCGCCGCAGTATCATGATGGTCGTATTCGGCACGCACTCTCAACAGATAACTTGCTGTTGAGATCATTGACATCGCAATGCTAACGCTGGGAAGCATGTTGTAAGCAGCTTGCCCAGCAGCCATCCGCGTGCGAACGTCGAGACGCTTCATGTAAACATAAAGGTCTCCATCACCCAATCTGACAAGAGGTTCTTCTCCAGCCAAAGTGCTAAAAGCCCCAGATGCTTGCACATAGGGCAGAATGATGCCTGGTTCAACGAACGACGGATTGACAATGACATAAGAAGGAGTGGCGCCAGCCATGTTAAGTTCACCTCATATTTGGAGGCGGGTTGCGCCTCAGTTACAGAGACTTTCGTGGTTAGATTTCAAGAAGGATAGCGTTGCCGTTACGAATCCAATTGGCAAAACCTGTGGCAGGATCATAGGCGACAACCATAGAATTACCCATGTTGTAACCAATAATCTTGCACCCAGGCAGTGGAACACCAGCTGGAGCAGCATTGACCCATTGATTCACAGGATCAAAGAAGAAGCTGGTAGCAGGAGGAGCAGCTGGCCCAGCAATTGGCATACCAGGCGGAGCAATGACAGGATTGAATGCGGGATCCATTGCCAGAGCAATACGCGCTCTACTGCCAAATCTATAGAAGTTCACAAGCATGCCAATATCTGCTTGTGGTACATTGCTCTGTGGGCTATTAATCATAGCGTGGTTTTGATTGAACACGCTAATTCCAGAAGCAGGAATTGCAACAGTCGCACGCGCAATGGAATTCTGCAATGATGGATCCCACAAATTACCGGTGGGAGGAATAAATTCAGCAATTGGCACACCACCGAACATAGGAAGCGTTTCAGTAGGCGCCAATTGACCTCCTGTCAATTGATATCTGACAGCAGGATCGTCCATTGCCATACCCTGCATAAGCCCATCAAGGCTTACGGTAAAGGTACCAGCAGCATTTGTGGTAAGAACAGGATTAATCGAGATCATAACCAAAGCTCCTTAATTTTTGTGATGCTCCTTGTTGCGCTCAGCTTCCGTTTTTGATGCCAACGAGCCTCCGTTTTGGGGCAGCGAATTGATTCATCCAAGCGGAAGGTCTGCCGACAAACTCAGAAATCTTGCGGCCCGTAACGTCCTCATGGACGATTTCACGCAAGAAGTCAGCATCATCGCTAACAGGATGCAACCCAGCTTGTTCTGCATCAGCGTAGATTGTGGTCTCGATATTGCCAAATGCAGCATCATCGGAAATGACCTTAAGGTCAATATCCTTCCAAGCTTTGGAATGTTCCTTTAGGCCATTCGCAAGGCGACGACGATACGCGATCAAGGTTTCCCCATCTAGCGCACGCGGAGCCTTGCCACCATGCATGGCATAAACTCGATCTGCTTTGACCTGAGAATCAGCCATCGCAGCATAATCTGCGTCCGTCATCTGACGAGGAAGTTTGGCCGCAACATCAGCGACACTCTTCCTGACTTCCTCGATGGCGTCGGCGCGCTTCTTTTCTGCTTCTTCAGCATCGGCTTTGGCCTTGGCTTCAGCATCGGCCTTGGCCTTAGCGTCAGCCTTTTCCTTTTCCTCAGCATCCTTTTTCTTCATTTCTTCTTCACTCATATCAGCACGAGCCTTAGCATCGGCTTTCACCTTAGCCTCAGCATCTGCCTTTTCTTTTTCCTTGGCATCCCATGCATCACTCACGGTCTGCTTGACTGAGTCCTTAAGTGCATCAGAGAATGACGCAAAATAAGAATCAAATCTGGCCTTATCAGCCTTTTCTTTTTCTTCTGCATCGGCCTTGGCCTTTGCCTCATCTGCCTTACGAGCGGCTTCAAGGGCCGCAGCCTTATCATCGTCTGCCATAACCATTTCCTTTTCGATGCTTGCGGTCACTACGCCACTCGGCGGTCTACCTTTGTCCCATACACCCACAAAACATATCGCAATGTGGTCAAGTAGTCTTGGTTTACCTTCAATTAGTAATTTGCTACCACTCTTTAACTTAATTTTTTGGTCTTCGCCAGTTAAAACCACACAAGGCGAAGTAGAAAGTTGATTTTCTTCCATTAATTTTGCGGCATGTTCGTCCCAAATTTTGACGATTGCCCAGACTTCATCACCTTTAATATAAGGAATAAATACTGAACCTACATTTCTATTCACATATTCTGTGGTAGTTAATGTAGATGTTCCAGGATGTTCAAATATTACTGGAAGTCCATTACACCTTTCAAGAAACTCTTGATTGAGATAAATGTCCTTGTCGCGCCACACATGTTCTTTAATACCACTTCTATACGATAATCCAGTACCAGTAATCCTAATATCAAACATCGTTATATTGGCATAATGCTGCGGTGAGGTTAACTCACCTGCTGCCATTAACTTCGCAATACCTAATTCATCAGCGTGTAATTTCTTCAAACTAACAACTAAACCAGGATGTAATGGCTCAGGAGGATTGTCTAGTGGCGCCCAAATGTAAGAATTATGCTCACTATGTAATTTGGGTGGAGTAAATTTCTTATCAACTTCTTGGATAAATGTAGTATAATCAACCTCTCGTGTTGGATCTTCACCATTTCCTTCTATTGTGGATTTTCTACGGGAGAGTTCAAATAATTCTCCAGAAGGGTAAAATCCAATCTCTTCAGAACATTCTCTAATAGCTGCTTCTGTTGAGGTTTCTCCATCCTCTCGTTTGCCGCCAGGTAGATCGTAATATCCAGAAAAATCTCCTGATTCTGAACGTTCAAGGAATAATGACTTCTTGTCAGGAGTAACAAATAAGATCCCGGCTGCATAGATGGTCTCCATCAGACAGGATTTCTTTTACTCAATCCACCAGTACGGAGTTCTTCACGTTCTGTTGAATCTTGCTCACTCTCAGTTTCATCATCATCCTTCTTAGGAGGAATTTCACAATCTTTTCCTAAGATTGCATCAATTCTTGCATCCAACTTCTTAAGATGTTCAGGAGAGCATGGCATCTAGAACCTCATGTATCCTGAGAGGAGTAAAATAACCAAAACAATAAGAAGGATGCCAACAATACCAATTCCTGTATGTCCGTATCCATAACCATATTGCCAACGTCCAATATACGGACCTCCAACTCCACCAAGAAGAACGATAATAAGAATGACAATAAGAATTATGCCAAGAGGACTCATTGGGCTTCAGTCGTCTGTTGTGGAGGAAGGCGTCTTGCACGCAACTTTTCAACTTCAGTAAGATAATCAATAACAGCATCTTCTAACGAATCAATTTTTGTTCCACCACTTTTGCCTAGTGGACCCATTTTAAATGATGGTTTCTTTGCTCCTGGTGCGCCGCCAGCTCCTTCTTCAACAGGAGGCTTAAATTTAGCCAATTTTTCGTAATCAAGTATAAGTGGAGATGGGAAAAGTACCTTCAAATCGTTGAAATTGTCTGCTGCCCACTCATAAATATCAGCTTTATTGTCGTCATCAGAGACAGGAAGCAGAATTTCAAGCATAGAAAGTATGGCACGCAACTTAACATTGGCAACTTTAATTTTTTCTGAGTCAGGTTCAGTCAAAAGTGATGGCCAAATCGCAATGAAGTGATTTGACCATTCTGTAAAAGCCTGATTGTAGCTCTTTTTTCCCCATTCATCAGGGAAATCGTTCTGAACTGTTTCGTAAAATTCTATATTCCAAGCTCTATGTTGCACTATTCTAGTGAAAAAATTGTATAAACCTTGCATAGATTCACGTAATTTGTCAATATAACGTGCTATCGCTTTAGCATCTTCCTCACCTTCAGCAAAGGCAACCGCTAATGTTTCAGAATTTACTAATTTTGCTGGCATACCTGCTGCTGCTGCTATATTTTCAAGTATGTTTTTTCGTGCTGTGCGTGATGAGTTGTCTATATTCTGTAAGTTTAATGATTCTACCTCCTCATCGATCCCGATATTCATTACGGAACCGGTCATTGCCTCCTTAAGCATACCACGCTTAATGCCAGCAATGCGTTGCATAACGTCATTTATGATAGAACCAGGCGCTTTTAGCTTTGCTATAATAACTCCAGCTTTTTTCGTTACTAAATCATCAGTAATCATCGACTGTAAGAATGATTTAAGTGGAAAAAGCGCGCGCTGATATACAGAGCGGCCAACATAACCCCAAGCTGAAGTAGTATAATCAAGATAAATTGGATCTTCATTCTGATAAATGCTAGTTCTGTTAAAATGATAAGATTGACCTTGTACAGAAATGGTTAAAGGTTTCAAAAATGACGGAGAATTTGGATTTTGATTTAAAACTAAGCTTCCTGCTGTATTTAATGGATCAAAAACGTTAAAAGTAATTGGTTTATTGGCCAAACTTGCAAAATCTAATGGTTTTGTAGGATCTTCATTGGGAATCATCAACGCTACAGAGGCAATTCCATAAATTCTTGCTAATCTTACCACATTTGCAATAATTCTATCAGCATCTATTTTTTGCCATTCATCTGTAAATGCTTTTCTAACGCGATCTTCAGGACTTCCTGGTATATTTATCTTTCTTCCTTGAGATTGCGCCAATTGAACTGGAACATCTACTAATTTTGCACCATATGGATGATAAGAATAGATGAGTTTACATAGCTCATAGGATGCGCTCGATCCCAGCTCTATGTTATCAGCCATCAAAATTTGCATCAAAGGGGTGCCTAGCGGCGAACCACCAAACAATCCCCCTTGACTTTCTACGACTGCCTCAGCCATTTTCTTCTTGTTCTGAAAAAAGATGCGCGGAGGAAGCTGTCAGTCTCCCTTGCCAGTTCACAGAGTGTTAATTCACCCCGCCGCGCACCATCCCAGTATTATTTACCGACGTGTGGGATCAACTTCCGGTGACCCACCTGGGCGCTGCGGCGGTCGACCACCAACTCCACCAGCCGGCGGTGCCGGACGATTTGGCGGAAGTCCCTGGCCAGGACGTGGCGGAATGCCAGGCCGCGGAGGTTGTGGATGCTCGCCACCTTCGCCCGGAGGCTCGCCAGGTTCATTCGGAGGAAGTCCCTGGTCAGGATGGACAGGAACTTCCAACACAACGTAACGATAACCGACGCCAGAAATCAAAACAAGAACGAGCGTCTTGCCGGCTGGGATAGTTGGCGGAAGTGGCGGCCAAATAGTGCCAGGAGGCGGATCAACCGGAGGAAGCTCAGGTTCACCAGGCTGCGGAGGCGCGATAGGATGCGTTGGATCGACAGGCCAAGCAGGAATATGGCCTTCATCCACACCGTAGTCTGGATCAACAGGCGGACGACCACCCCAACCGGGTTGATGACCGGGACGCTCCGGAGGCGCCCAAGAACCAGGAGGACGATTTCCAGGACGACCAGGACGACCAGGAAGACCCTGATCAGGATGACCGCCGCCACCAACACCCCAACCTGGGTCAACAGGACGACCACCTACACCACCCCAACCCGGAAGATGACCAGGTCTCTCTGGACGTTCACTACCCCAACCTGGACGCCCAGGTCGACCACCAGGAAGGCCCTGATCTGGTCGACCACCTTCATCAACACCGTAGTCAGGATCCACAGGACGGCCCTCCCTATCGAGGAACTGAATATATGCAAAGGGCATTCATCTTCTCCATTTGGTTTCTGTTGTTAGTCTGGCTCTTTATACGCTTTGCGTCCCAGACAAAAGTGCATGGCGGTATCTGATCGACGGGAGAGCCGAGACGCACTCAATTGTCGCTAGTTGGGAGGTCTTCACGACAATTTCTAGCCATGCTGAAGCTTAAAACTGCCGACCTGTCCTAAAGTGATGTTCTTCACCACTAGACTGTTCGGTCTTCTTTGGAGGCTCAGATTTCTTTTCTGGCTCAGATTTCTTTGGTGGCTCAGACTTTTTATTTGCCTGCTCATTTTGATAATGAGTAGAATAAGAAATAGCTTTTCTGAGCGCAGGTTGTTGCGCCACAAATCGCTTCCTCTGCTCAAAGTTCATAGCTTCAAATCCTTTTTAAGCTGTTGCCAAAACTCTTCGCGTTTACCTTCAGCTCTTATCTTCTTAATTTCAATATCTCTAATTATTATATCAAAATAACCTTCTGGTGCAACAGATGCAAGATCATCAATTAACCATAACGCACGATCATAATCATGATAGCCCAAAGCTATTATGTGTTCTTCCCAAACTCTTTTAAGACGATCTATCACCATAAATCCGGATCACCTAGTGCGCTACAAACGCCATAACAAAACGCATCTACTAAGTCATCTTCTTGATCAGGCACGCCGACATTGAAAGTGTGGACCTGCTTTATCAAATGATTTGCATGACGTTGTTTAAAATCAACAGTCTTACGATACGCAAGTTCTGAATATTTCACTTTGCCAACGGAAACGTATCCACTAGCGTTAAGAGCACGTGGTTGTTTGCCAAGTTGTACCAACTTAGCGTCAATACCAGTTGCCAAAAGGTTGCGTCGATTACATTGTTGCAAAAGGACAATGCCAGAGCCCTTTTCTTCAATTAATGTACCGATTGACCCACGCCGAGGATGACATTCTCTAGCAAATTCTTCAAGTCTCAAATAAACATTTGGAATCCAATCTATCAATAAATCGGAAGGAACCTGCAATATATCATAATCTAAAATTGTTAAAGGACGATCTTGAATGTATTGATTCAATGCCCAATATATTACGGCTGTTGCATCATGTTTCGCATCAGCTTTAATGCCAGTATCAATAGTGGCAAAGACGCAATCACACCACTCAGGAAAGTTGACAGGAGATCCGTCAACAAGTAAGTCCTTTTCGAGGAAAAACGTACCACCAGGCGGCTGCGGATTTTGTTGATAGAGAGACTCAAAATCTCGAATCCCAACTATTGTGCGTTTTCGTTCAAGAGCAGCAGCATCTTCCCAAGATGGCCATAGAGCCTCACCTACGCCTCGGCCAAGAGGATCATCTGCCACTGCAAAAGCCGGAAGGCATATAATGGTCCACTGATCGCCACCTTTCTCCATTTCATGGAGAAGCATCCCACCTAAATCTTCTAAATGCCAACGTGTTTGAATCAGAATAATTCTAGCATCTGGCTTAAGTCTTGTAACAAGATCACTTTTGTACCATTCATACGTTTTAGCGCGAACTGTCTCGGATTCAGCATCCTCTCTTGATTTAACTGGGTCATCAATAATTGCCAGGTCCGCTCGCCTGCCAGTAATTGCGCCTCCCACACCTGCCGCGAAATATTCTCCACCGTTAGTTGTTTCCCAACGAGAAGCGGCTCTATTAGATTCATCTAATGAATACCCTAAAGTGGAAGCCTTCAATAATATCTTGTTGCGCACTCTGCGGCCAAAACGTTCCGCAAGTTCACCTGTATGTGAGCAACCTATCACGCTTGAGCGTGGAAATTGTTTAAACCAAAATGGAGGAAGTAGTTCGCTGGTATAAGTAGACTTGGCGCTCCCAGGTGGAGCAAAAATCATCAAACGATCTATTTCGCCAGATACTACTTTTTCTAAAGCTTTGATAATAAGTCTATGGTGTGCTGCTGGTTTGAAACCAAAATCGCCAACGCACTCCGAACACCACGCCAATAAATTAGTCTGACATTTGCGGCGCCAAGAAGCAGCCCTAAGTTTAAAAATCTGAGCGCGGCGAATACGATCAAATTGGGACGGAGGCTGCGGCGGCTCAAATCCCATGCTCATATAAAGGCACTTATCCAATCACCTGAAAATAGGTGTTTCTGGTTCCTCAGAACCGCTCTGTCCCTCCTACGCATCAGAGGGCTGGGAGCTAATCCTGGACCCCTCTGGGCTGGGGGCTATGTTAATAGAGAGGTCCAGGTTATTAAATCTCAGCTAGAGGGGATCATGCTGAGATAGCGGCCTTGTGTTCTCACCAGCTCGGTTGCAGGAAATCACACTGGCGAGGCTATGAGGCTAGGACATGATTGTGTCTTTTGTAGGGCATAGCAAGAATCGTGCCGGGTAAACTTTTATTACACATCAATGAGATGTATTTACAAATCATCCTAACTGTGCTATAGTGTACGAAAGGGAACACAGAGGGCTGGAGCATCAAGTGCAAGATCTGTTCGATCAACAATCAGTAAATGATTTCCATTGGATTGTAGCAGTCTTCGCCAATACTGGTGCAGTAGATGTCATTAGAAAAGCTAATGAAGTTCCTCTCAAAACATTTTATCCAATACGTTTTAATGGACGTGGAGAGCCAATACCTATGTGGCGCCACTATTTATTCATCGAATTTCGCCAATTTATAACAGCTGAGATCTGTCGTAGTACAAAGAAGTTCATTAAAGTTATTACAATGCGTGATAATTTCGGCATAGAATATCCAGTAATGGTACGCAAAAATGCCATTAATGAACATATGGGATTATTGTTAAGTGGCAAATTTAATGACAAATTACGTATGAGAAGATTTTACGGTAAGGGTTCATTTGTTAGAGTAATTGAAGGAACATTTATTGATAAGCGCGTTAAATTGGATATGGACATTACACCAGATATGCCAGGCAATAAGAAAGTTTTGGTAGACATTAACGGATTTAAAGGTTCAATAGAACTATGGAAGTTAAGCCTATGAACGACAATGAAGATGAACACTACAATGATTATGATGAAGGATATCATCCTCCATTCAAACATCCTTGGAGAGAAATTATTACATTCATTTTATTTATGTCAGTTTTCTTTGCAGGACTATGGTGGTTAATCTGGAAGATATATGACTGGATATAATATGGTTTTAGTCTGTCCTAGGTGTGGAGGTGAGAAGAAAACCACAGTAGGAATTTATTGTCAACCATGCGGCTCAACTATTGCTGGTAGAAAACGTTCTCCTAATAATTCATATTATGTTCGTAAAAAGACCAAGCATCATGATATCGGAGTTCGTAATTATAGTGTCAAAAAACATGTAACATTACCTAAAATATGGAGGTAGCAAATGGTCAAAGATGAAGATTTCCCTAGAATGAGCGAACCATATGTCATTGCGTGCCTGCGCATCTATGGCGCAGCTCCAACAGAATCATTGGTAGGATGGTGCAGTAGATGTGGACACGATATATGGATTGCCAAAAGCACTCCTCAAATTAAAAATGCTCAGTATATATGTCTCAACTGTATTAACTGGAGTGAAGTTGACGACATTGAAGCGCCAACTCCAGAGCAGATGGAAGACTTGCTAAAGCATAGGAAAAGACAATGAAATTAGAAAATATTACTTGTGAAGGTGATCTCCGTAATTGGCTCACAGATCAAATTTTCGAGTGTGAAGGCCGATTAGGTTTGGAATGGATAGAACCTGCCAAATTCGGTTCCACTATTGGCGCGCCAGACTGTAAGATCAAATTTGGTATTAGCTCCATAGGTCTTGAACTAAAATATTTAATCAGTACGAAGAAAGGAATAAAATGGGCAATAAGACCTGCCCAAAGACGCTATCATCATATGCTTGCTTTTCATAATGGTCGTAGTGCGCTATTGGCTTTCATTGCCGCCAAAGAAGAATTGTATTTAGTACGAGGTGACCATATTCCATTGCGAGACTATGCTTCTGATCCTCAATCTGGCTGCGCCAATAGATTAGTTAAAATGACACACTTAGATTATTTCAGTGTAGATCGTGACAGACAAGCTATGTTCCAATTAGAACAAAACTTGTTTGGTGATTTAGACTTTTGGGAGAAGAAACATGGCTAAGGTTAAAATGGTACCACCGCAATATAAAAAGGGTGGATCACGTTCTAAGCCAGAACCGTTCGATTTGGTAGACGCTCATAAATATCAATATGAAGGACCAAATGATATGATATTTCATCATTTTGTTGGTCAAACAGTACAAAAAATCAAAGGATACAAATATCCAGGTATCATCCTAGTTGCATTCAAAACATTAGATGGAAAGGCACGTTATGTCGTTGAAGCTGATCATCCTGATTTTCGTGGCATGCTTCATATATTCTCTGATAACGACATTGAGGAACGATGATGAAATGTGAAAACTGTCACGGTCATGGCCACGCATGGAATTTGTTAACTCAAGAATATCTTCTTTGTATGGAGTGTCACGGTAGTGGTATAACATCATGTTGCGAAGGAAATCCAAATATGACCGAGCCGCGCCCAATGTATGAATGTGACGTTGAACTTTACACATGTCCATACTGTAAAGAAGATGTGGTTGTCTATGTGGAACTTGATGGCACAGGTATAATTTCACACGAGAGCTATGATTTAATTGCAAATTGGGTATATCATTCTAAATGTTGGGATGAACAAATGCGTAGATTTCCACCAAGTGTGCCAAAAGAAGGAACAGATGATGACTTCAGATTTTGATGATCAAATGAAAGAACTCAGAGAATATAACGAGCGACGTGATGCTTTATTCCGCAACCCAACTACAGAAGGTGCTGTGGCGCTCCTAAAGGAAATGGGCGTTACTCAATTTGACAGAGATGATGTACCATTGGCCACAGTCCATAAAGGAAGGTTGCAATGGCTTGGCGCCACTAACGAAATGATAACAGAGAGCATTGCGTGGCTAAAGGAACATGGCTATCAGACAACTTTCAAAGGCGCGCCACCACTCACACCCGAACAACGTGACGCAGATCGCGTGTCAATAGGAAAGAAACCATTGGGAGAAGAATGATGGAAGTATCAGAAATGTCTGATGATGAACTTATGAGATATGCCGCACAATATAATCTAGAATTACGTCGTGGCAGAGAATTATTGAAGGAGGGTGATGATATTATCAAAGCTAATATTAACCTATATGTGGCATGTCAAAACGAATTAATGTCTAGAATGACTAATCGTATTGAACAAGAAACAAACAAGTTGGGAGAAGAATGATGGGAGAAGCCAAACGAAGAGGAATAATAGTCAATACTACCAGAACTCGTGAAGCTAGTGACTGTCTAAATTGCGGAGTAGAGATTGATGCTGCCACCAGTGTTGGCCATAAACATCTGCCAAAAGAAGGTGCCATTGCCATATGTATAGTATGCAGTCATATTATGGCTTATGACAAACATCTCCATTTACGAGAACTCACAGACGATGAAATGCTAAAAATAGCTGGCAGTCCAGAAATCATCTTCCTCATCAACGGCCTACATGGCGCAAAAACAGTATGGGAGAATAAGAATGGCAAAGGAACCTGGGGTCAAAAAGCCAGGGAGAGGCTCGCGAAAATTCGAGCATCCAGGGCTCAGATTCAATAAACTAAAAGGAGATCTGAATAAAGATGAGTATGAATGTGAAGTATGTCATGAAGTATTTAAAAAAGGCATCAGTGATGAACAAGCCATAGCAGAAGCTGCTGAGCTATTCCCAACAATCCCACCAGAAGAATGTGGAATCGTCTGCGAGGACTGCTTCCAAAAGATGATGGCAGATGTCAAAGCGCACCCATGGGCATACCCGCCACTACCGGAGAAGAAGTGATGCGAATCGACATTTTGTGGATCATAGCTGTCATGTTTATGGTGGCCTATGGTGGCCAAATCATCATCAATCTACTGGGATTGAAATAATGGTTTGGTATCCAATAGAGTGTCCTCATGGATACGACCATTGTCCAATATGCGACGGAGAAAGATCAATGACAAAGAAAGATGACAAATACAAGCGCCCAGGTTCTGGAGTAGCGCCCAAGCCACTTGATAAAGTTGAGCGTGAGCTCGTACTAGCAGACATGAAGTATCTCATTGAGAAAGAAAAAGAGAACGGTGATTGGGCCAAATGGGAGGAAAGTCAGAAACCATGGAAGATGATGAATAACTATATTGAGCAAGTTGAGTTGCGTCTTCAGATAACAGTGCTAGATGCTCAAGGTAATCCAGTACCTGTGGGTGTTCCAGTATCAATGTCAGATATGGCATTCACCAGCCGTGATCCACCAGCCAACTTTGATGAGTTCCAGCGTCGTGTGAATAACGATCCAAATGCAGATCCACTCTCAGCCTATCTCAGACCAGGCAGCATCACCGCAGAAATATTCACATTCTATGTTGGCCGCGCACCAGAGAATGATGATTTGGTTCGTGCCAATTGCTTCCATGCAGGCCAGCTAGGCCACTATGGATGTGGTTGGTGCAATCTGTGTATGAAGCCAAGATTCATATGCGGCCATGGAGTTGGAATGACTTCTACCAGTAATGGTGGTGGAGTGACATGAGCGATGAAGCGCAACATGATGACCATATTTGGGTGACCGTGAGAGGTGAAGCATGGGCCATAGCCGAAATATACAAAAGCTGGATATGGTTATGGAGAGGCTATTGGCCAAACATGGAAGTTGCGCTCCTAGATACAAATGGCATTGATTGGGTTGGATATTGTAACAGGGCTGTCTTTATGATGTATGGTGATACTGTTTGGTGGTAATTTTGTGATAATATTCTACAGATTTTGTGTGTTGAATTATGGTTCGTGAAAATTTGACGCTAGTGTTTTGACGGTGGCCACCAAGTGGTGGGCCGAAACAGGTGAAACGCTGGTTTCGGTTTTTCCGCACATGTCTACGACCCAGTGTGGGTTAGCAGAACAAGCCTCTAGGACGGGCAAGGACCCAGTAACTTTTTCCGAGCTATGCGACTAGCCTACGCCGACCGAGGGCTGATGGACGGCCTTCCTAGCGCGTTTAAACGCATATTCTAATGCTATGCTGCAATCGTCGCCGAGCGCCGGCTGGGCCTATTTATTAGATGCCCATAGATGTTTTTTATTCGCAAAACCATGCAAATAGTTGTTGCTTTCCTACGCGACTAAAAGTAGGGTGTTTCTTGTCGGGAGGCGATGTCGTCTCCCGCAAGGGAGATAATCTCCCGCGAAAGGTAAGGTAAAAAATGGGTAAGGTTACGTTAGACGAGCGCATTGCGCTCGCCGTGTCCCAGGCGCTCGCGCTTAAGGCACGCAAGGCTCCTACCGCGGTAATCCCCGCGGATGAGCCCGAGTGGGACCGCGTTGCGCGTGTCCTGCGCATTACGAAAGGTATGCGCGGGCAGTTGCTGCGGCACCTCATCCGCAAGGGTCCGGGCGTGTACACCTACGAAGGGATACACGCGGTGGAGGGGCTCGACTGGATTTCTCCGTCGAATGTCGGGGCTTGCCTCGTACATATCGCCTGGAAAATGCAGGGCGGTTCCGAGGTTCCGAGCAAGGCGGTGGCGCCGTGCGGATATACCCTCGCCGTCGATGGGACGGGCGTTAACGTGCGGGCGATGTTGTCCCGCACGAAGACGGAGAAAAAGCCGGTGAAGCCGCGCAAGGCTAAGGCGTTGCCTGCGCCGGTGGCGAAGGCGGAGGATGCCGCCTAAGCAGCTGGGGGAGAGCGCAAGCTCTCCCTCCCTTTTTACCCTCGTATCTCACTAGCCAGGAGTCACCAAAGTGGCACACATCTACTCAGGTACCAATAGCCAGCATCGCGAGCCCATCGACCATCTGGAAGATGGATGGGTGGTCTACATCAGCGACGACCAAGTCCAGATCCTCATCATCATCGTGGAGGTGGAGTGATGGATATGCATGAGATGTTTGTGAATACCGTCATCCAGACGCTGCGTGAGCAGCATGGGCTGAGGGTTAGCGATCGTGACGCGTTATCACGATCCTTGATGAGGGCCAGAAAGTGTGGCTTATCATCCAGGGATTGCGCTGAGACCATCGCCCAGCGCGCATTCCGTGAGTTCTACTCAATCGTCAAGTAACAATGATGGGGTGGCGCAAGCCACCCTTTTTTTTATCATTGTGGATGAT